ACAAACCAAGCAAGCCAGCGATGGTGGAAGCACCAGCGGAGCCAACATCCCCAAGAACCTGCAGGAAGTTACCGGCTGCAAAAGTTGATCCGTTACCTTGAACTACAGTAGCAGTGATCGCGCCACTTCCGCGGTTAACAGAAGTCACTTGAACTGCATCAATAGCGCCAGAGTAAGTCAAAGCAGCGCCACCGTCAGTCAGAGAATTCTGAAGGGTCATTCCAACTTCAAACTGAACAACGGTTTGAGAGTTAGCCAGGGAGAATGACAGGGTTGATCCAACAAGGCTTGGAGCTGGGGAGCTTGCGATGTTACCGCGTGAAGAGGTACCGCCAGCGAAAAGCTCGAAAGCCATGTTGTTACTCAGGTTGCGAAAACCGTTATCAAGGGTGCGGGAAGCTTCATCAACGAAAGCGCCAGCGTTTGACTTGGTTTGCTCCATGAGGAGGTTGGTGATGGTAACAAGCTGATAATCCTGAACCGCGTACACGAAGTAAGAGATTACAGAAGAAGCAGTTTGCTGGTTTTGGGCGTTCGCAAAAGTGTGCGCCCGACCTTGAGGGTTCCCGTATTCCAAAGGAACCGGAATATATTTACCGGCAAATCCGTCTGGGGATTCGTTTTTTGGAATCATGGCAAGCCATGGGTTTTTTGCGTACACGATATTCTTCATGTAGTCTTTATCGTCTACATAAAGTTCCTTTAGAGCAGCAATCTGGTTGCTACTATTTGCATATACTGGAGAGATAGACATGATCTAATCCCTTTCTATTTCCTCCCGTAAAAAGCAGCTAGTGCCCTTTCCCGAGGAGAAGATGGTCGAGTAGCGCCATCACGCGAAGTAATAGTCCGCATAGTCCGAACCTGATTATTTGGTAATTGTTGAGGTTGTCGCTGCGGCTCGGTAGGGACTAGCCTACTCTGTACTTTTTTGTATCTTGTGAATGCTAGGGAATCCTTTAGGAGCTCTTCCTCAACTAACCTTAGAGCTTCATCGGTTTCCAGGACTTCTCCCGTAACCTTGAAATTCTCTTCAATTAGTCGCAGAACTTCTGGGACTTTTCCCATTTCACGAACCAATTCAAAATCATCATTTTGAGCAATTAAACTTTCAGCTTCTTTTTTGATTTCAAAAATGACTTGCTGCCTTGCAACTTCATCGCGTTCGGCTTGTTGTTTTGTTTGATTTTCGAGGCTTTGCTTGAGTGCCTCTAGTTCTGCCTGTAGCTTGAGCATTGCAGGGGTTTGCTCATTCTGTTGAGATAGAATGGACTCCGTAAGTTGGTCGTAAGTAACACCCTCTTCCTGGAGTACGCTCAGCGGATCAGATTTGAGCCGGCTTCTGAAATCTGAATCAGTTTTAGTATTCTGATCCTGACTTAGCGCCTGTTCTCTGGCCTGAATCTCCCTTTCCTTTTCTGCAAGGGCGCGTTGCTTTCGAGCAATCGCAGCAATCTGAGGGCTAATCGGCTTGATTTCTTCAGGAGCCGAGCTAGCCTGTTCACTATTGTCGGAAATGTTACTTTCAGCCACGGGCACCGGGGCTTGCGGGGGGACATCCCGAAAGGTTGTGGCGTTAGTTTTCATCTTAATGGACCGCATATCGGGTGCGGGAGCCTGGGCTTTAGGTGTTTCTTGGCCTTTAGGGGCTGGGGTTTGACCATTGGCTATGGCTGTGGCCCTAGCTACTCTGTCTGCTGGGGCTGCGGCTCCTGGGGCTGGGGCTGATCCGACGGGGGCGCCTGTAGATGTGGCAATAGGTGTAATTTTCATTGTATCTCCTTAAAAGTTAGCTGATTCCCATGATTTCTTTAGGAATTGTTTAATTTTCTGCAAAAGCGTTTGTTTTGTCTCTTCTTTATAATAACTCTCAATGGGTCTTTCTGTCCCTCCGAGTGATTTAAAAAACTCTAACCGTCTAGCCTTAGCCAAAATAGGATCAAGCTTATTAACGCCCCTAATCTTCCCTTGATCTAGCTCAATTCGTTGTTCTTCCTCAAAGGCTTTAATCCGTGCCAGGCGTTCGGTTTCGCGTTTGTCTCGTAGCTCATCAATCATTCTAAGCTTTGAGCGCTCAAGCTCGATATTGAAAACAGGAGTTACTTTAAACTCAGAATAGTCAGGCTTTTTGTAAACTTCTTCTGAAGCTTTCCAATAGTCGAAGTCTTTAATCATGCGGATTGAGGTACCCCTACCGCGTTAGGCACCAGCGGAGAAGTTGGCAGAGGCGCTGCATTGGCTTGAGGGGCTGGACCCGGTGCCGGTTGTGGCGGCATGGCGGCCTGTTGCAAAGCTTGTATTTGACTAAAGAAGTTCCTAAGCAGCTGCGCTTTATGTTCTTCAAGATTAGCCGCTACATACAGATTGTAATATTGGACCGTCAATTCCGTGGCGAGGGCCAAATCCATGAAAACATCAGGCGGCGTCCATTTGCCTTCCTCGACAATCTCATCAAGGATTTTAAAGATTCGCTCCTCTGAAGCATTAGAAAGCTTCTCGTTTTGTTCGAGGTCTGGATAGTTCATGAGCCTACGGCCTTCTTTAAGGCTAATCATGCCGGCTTGAACCATTTCGGTGACCTTGGCAACCCGACCCGCTGGGTCGCGGGGAAGGCTCGATTGATTGAAACACTGAATAACAAACGGGTCCTGAAGGAAGGACATTTTAGGAAGATTGATTTCTTTGGTGCCATCCTTATTAGGATAGACGGTCTGATACTTACCTTCCCGTTTCGCTATATCAATCGCCTTATCAGTAATGAGATAAGCCAGATCAATAAAAGCGTTATCATACTTCCGAGACAGTTCAGCAAATCGGTCAGTTGATAGGTCATCGAATCTCCTGATTGCTTCCCCGGAGTTAAGCCCCTGAGGCTTCTGGGAGGCCGCCACCATTGAGCTCACACCACACTGTTGATAGCCGTAGCTGATAAGCTTATCGCGTTCAGCATAGAGCTCGGGAGCGTTACATGGGGCGACTTCATAGGAAGGCTTGGTGCCTGAATAGGTAATAATGACCCCGATCTCGTTATTGTGGGCCGCCTTCATGACCTTTGAGGACTGTTCTTGAAAGATTCGAGGCACTCCGACCAGGGTAATAGCTCTAGCAATCGTGTAGAGGATGCGGTTAAGGGTTAATTGAGTACCAAATAGCTGAGTAGCCAATCCCTGACCGAAAAACCCTAAGAACGGATCAGAATAGTTCATGAACACGAACGGGAACTTTTCTTTTTCCCATGGTTCATCAAATATTACGCCGTTAATGGTTGCGATGGTGTGCCGCCCATCCTTAGCACCAGGAGCAGAAGGCAGTTTCCAGCCCTCAACAACCATAACCTGATCCGCTACCGTCCGGCTCGAATCTGGGGCGTTATCAGGGACGGAGTTCGGGGTGTTTTTGATAATTTCTTCTTCTTTAGGGTTCCGGGCTAGAAGCTTATCCCGATCCATGAGCTTTAATTGATAAAGCTGTTGAGGCTGACCATTGATTGCGTCGTTATGATCAACGAAAAGGTCCGTGACCATTACCCGATCAATCTCTACTTTGTTATTGTCGCCTTCATACACCTTGAGCGCCCCGGTACCCATCACAATGCAGTCCCGCAGCATCTTGGTAGCCTTCTCATAAGCTTTAACCTGATAAAACTCACCCAAAATAAATTGGTTCATTTGCTGAGCTAGGTGCCTGGTACGATAATCCGCGTTATCGGTCAGAAACACCGGGCTTGGCCTACTTTGAGAGAGCCTAGACACCAGCGTATCGGTACAGGATTGGATGAGGTTGAAGGTAGGACGATCATCGGGCAGCGTCTTTGTCTGATCCATTTTGGAGACATTGGCCCCCGCATAGCTATAAACCGCTAGACCAGAATACAAACGAACATCTACGGCTAGCTGCCGCATTCTGTAGGTTTGTTCTTTTTTCAGATAGGCGGCAGTGCTGCAAAGCTCTAGAGATAGCTTTTCCTCATCCTTAGCCTTCCACCATTCGGCAAGCTGACCATAGGATTTTACCGCGTCCTTGGTTTTCATGGTGATTTTATCGACTGCCTTACCCTTTTTGATCTTCATTTAGTTTCCTTCAGGGTTAGCCGAATAGAACATAAGTTGCTCGTCTGTTAACTCTCCTTGTTGGAATCCAAGAAGAGGATCAGGAATAGCGCTATCGCTAGACTCAGTTCTATAGTCATCCTTGGGCAAATCCCCTAGCTTCAAGCTCAAATTGCCAAACTGCATTTCAGTAACTCCCTGCTTTCGAAGAAGCTTCAGGAGCGCCTGTAAATCCTTTAAGTTCTCAATCATGCGGGTTTTGGGTTGTGTTGTTTCATTGAGCGCTGTTTCATAATGCGCTTGATAATATCTTCGCGATCGTGGTCTTCCTGTGCGTCGCCTAGCTCATCACCATCAGAAGCACCGCTATTTTCAGTATGATCATCCAGGTCGCTAACGCTAAGATAATCGAAATCATTAGGATCATGGTCTGCAAGCTCGTGATAATCGGCCTCGCCCTCATCCGCAGCCAAGCCGCCTTCAGCCATCTTTTTAGGCTTGGGGTGCCGCGCTTCCATAATACGGGAAACAATATCACCACCATGAGCCATATGAGGAGCGGACTCAGGATCATCCTTTGAGTGTCCAAGGTGTTCATTGATGTCTTTTTCATCCTCATGTTCGGCTGGAGAGTTACGCTTTTCATGTTCTTTAGGCATTCCAAGATATCCCGAGGATAGTTCTTCTTCGTTAATCATGCCGCCTTTAGCGTACTTCTGAGCCATAGGCATCTTTTCATAGCCAGAAGCCTTTTCTTCATGCTCAATCATTCCGCCCTTGGCTTTCTTGCGCTTCATTGCATAGGCAATCGCCAAAGATTGTTTCATAGGCTTTCCTGAGTGCATTTCGGCCTTAACATTATGCTCAAATGCGGCTTTAGACTTTCCTTTTTCTAGTGGCATTGCTTATTTCCCCTTCTTAATGTGTGGCCCCTCTACATGGGGTTTATAGTCGCAGATTGCAAAAATGGATTTTAAGCAAGCTGCCATGAGTTTAATGTTCTTCTTTTCAATCGCTTGCATTAATTCTTCACAAGCAAGTTCAACCGGATCGAGACGGACTTTGTCGGACTTGCGAGTTTTAGTTTCTGGGGCCACGGAAACAGACCCCTCTTTATTTGAAATGTAAGGCAGTGCCATAGTTAGATTCTCCAAAATGGTCGAAAATGTTTCATTTTAATCAAAATTGACTCCAATCTTTTGATTTTTCGTTCTCAAAATGCTCCAAAGCCTTCTCAAACAGGTTTTCATTTATTTGGTCATGCCAAGCCTTAGACCCCACCACAACCTTTTTGTCAGCAGGTTCGCTCAAGTATTGATAACTAAAGCGCCAGGCATAAAGGAAAGCGTCACAAAGGTGATTGGGAAGCGCTGAATGTTCACGCTTAGGAAGCTTAATCTTCTCCCCATCCGTCTCCCAGATAAGGGTTTGCAGTTCGTCTATTAGGTTTTTGCATCCCTCATGGATTTTAACGCGGCCTTGGATGAGTTCGGCGTTTAGGATTTCGATGAAATCGGCCTTCCCGGTCTTGTCCGCGGGCTCAAGAGGGACTTGATGCCTATGCTGGATTTCCTCAACGGCCTGTTTGTTTGCCCCGTCTATGATGATTTTAGCAACCCCATAGGTCTTTTGTAGCTCCTTAATCTTGTTAGCAACATCGGTGATGTCCATGTGCTTCTGATTGTGGGTGGCTACAATGTATAGGGTTCGCTCGTTCTCGTGCCAGGTAGCTACCACAAAGGCCGAATCATCCTCATAGCCAAGGTCAACTCCCAAAATAAAGGTCCAGCCTTCCGGGTGCAGGGCTTGAGGGCGCTTGGTGTACAGGTTACGGGCTAACTCGAACTTATAGACTAGCGCGTTTTGGTCAACTACCCATTCATTTAGATACCACTGTTTATAAAGGGTAGTGCTTTGGAAGAGAGGGCGTTTCTCTTTAATCTCCTGAATTTCCTCACCCCACTGCTTAGCCATATGAGGGTTATCAAAAGCGCTCCAAGTATGTAGGTTCCAGCCCTGCTCAACGCCCGTTGTAATGTCATAGAATAGCCCTCTCGTGATGTTAGATGAGGTACCCATCATGCAAATGGTTCCCCGGTTATCGGCAACTGCAGGTTTCAGAATACCGTAAATCAATAAATGCAGGTTAATTGTATATAAGGACGCCTCATCGAGGCAGACTAGCTTATATTTCTTACCTAAGAGCTTCCGCATTTCATCTTCATGGGTATCGACACCTGCAAGCCAGATGACTGAACCATTGGGAAAGGTAGCGGTAAGCTTAGAGTTATTAAACTGCATTCCGAGATTATGCTTTGCATTGATTACTTTTAGGATGTCCTTCCAGACAATACCCTCAGCGCTTAGCCTGGTGAGCCCGATAAATAGGCAATTGACGCCTGGGTTTTCAAGCGCCTCTTTAATCATGTATAGGCCGGCCGTGTAAGACTTAGCCGCCCGCCGGGTACAGAATAGGGCTTTTAACCGTGCTGGGTCGTTTATGAATTCGTTTTGATGGTGGAAGTCGGGGTCAAAAAGGCTGTTAACATTAAATGCTTTTTTGATCGTTTTATCCACAAAGCGTAGAAAAATGTTTCTACTCGTTTGATCCATCTTCTAATTGATCCAACCGTTTCTTGGCCTCTTCAGCAATAATTTCGTCAGGTAATCTTGCAAGGTCAATTCGGGTGCTGTCTTGCTGGCCTAGCATTTGTTTTCCTAACCATATCAGCATAGTAACATTGCCTTTTTTGGCCGCCTCTAGTTGCCATCTCCTTAAACTCATTTTGAGGTTTTCTCGACCTTTTGCCATTTCCTGAGCAAAACGCCTGTCTAATGTGTGAACTGACACCTCAAGCATGGTAGCAATTTCGGTGGTTTTGCATCCAATGGAGGCTAGGTCTTGAACCATCTTCGGGTCGATAGGCTTCTTCGGTCTTCCCATTATTTCCCCTTGATCTCATCCCACGGCTTGCCGTCTTCACGATGCGCCTTTTTTCCAGTGAATTTCTGCCATCGATCTAGGATTACGGCGCAGTAGATCGGATCGAGTTCCATCATGAAGCATTTTCTATCGGTCTTTTCGCAAGCAATAAGTGTTGAGCCCGAACCTCCAAAAAGGTCTAAAACAATGTTTTTTATATTTGTGCAGTTCTCCAGCGCAATTTGTCCAAGTTCTACTGGCTTTTGTGTTGGATGAACGTACTCAATGGCTTTATCTTTTCCCACAGCCCAAACGCTTCCAAGTCGTTTACCTGTAATTTTAGCTCCACGGTTAAATACTAAAGCTATTTCATAATCACT